ATGTGTCACGTTTGAATGCAAGGCCACGCAATGTGTCACGTTTGAATGCAAGGCCTCGCAATGTGTCACGTTTGAATGCAAGGCCACACAATGTGTCACGTTTGAATGCAAGGCCCCCAGTGCCCAAAGTTAAACTTCCTCCTCCTAATGCTCCTCCTCCTCCTCCTCCTAATGCTCCTCCTCCTAATGCTCCTCCTCCTCCTCCTCCTAATGCTCCTGCCCATAATATTCCAGCACTTATTAAAAAAATGGGAGAAGGGGCTAAGCTAACGAACGCTGAAAACGCAGAACTAGTAAAAATGGGATTGAAAATATCAAATACGAATGCAAAAAATATAGTTACAAATACCCTAAAAACTATAGAGGAACCTAAATGAACGCGCAAAACAAATAGAACCTAAACCTTACATACCAATCCAATACAAGAAATGTCAAAGGCCTGTAAAGGTGCGCTGCTAGTTAGCGGCGAACCTGGAACAGGAAAGACGCGATGGATAAAAGAAGAGGCTGCATTTGCAAAAGCTAAACTCTTTCGCTGGAATGCACGAACAGATCGTAGTCTTCGTGAAGGACGTGAAGTACTTCATCAACAAGTTCGTTCCAAAGAAAGGCTTTTCGTTTGGATTGAGGGTGCAGATGATCTCACACAAGAGGCACAGGCATTTCTACGTCGTATTTTAGAAACTTCTGCACCAAATGTTACATGTGCTTTAGAAGTTCGCGAACTTTGGAAACTATCTCCACCAATTCTTTCAAGGTGTACATTGGTTACAATGCGCTCAGAACAATCGTATCGAATGATTCGAAATTCAACACTTGCAAATCATATAGGAATTACGTCATCAAACAAAAAGAGGGATACACTCCCGGTATGGCAAGATATTCCACAACTTAGAAGGGAAGGAGAAGATCCTTATCAAATCTTAGACCTTATTCTACATAGGTATGGACTCGAAACAAAGGCTGTTTACGAATGTGTAAAAGCCATTGGATCTGGTTCATCACCTTGGATTCAAATCAGTAAGTTTTTAATGAATAATGCGCGTTCTATTTAAAAATCATTACTCCACTCCTATTTCAGATATTTAGAAATGGAGTTAGGCAGTGAAGGAGTTAGTGTTTATGCAGAAGCAAAAGGGGAATATACGAAACAGTTATGTCAATATATGTTACCAGCCCTTCAGCAATATTACCTTGATATGATGGAAGATGCTAAACAAAAAGAACCCTTATCAAACAAAGTATTATTAATGTTTCAAAAGCTGTTAGAAGATGTTCATGAATGGAATGCAGATCGAGTTCAACGTGAAACAGCATCCGTTATAAGGGCTACACAATGCGATTATTTGGAAGAACTATTAACAGCTGTATTTATTGCACATACAAAAGTGCTTTCCGCAATCCGCCTTACAAATCGACAAAAGAAACTACAAATTACTATTCCTAAGCTTGATCATTTTTTGCATAAAACGTTGATTGAGTGTTCTCGCCTTCTTTGGAGCAATACATATTTATTCTCTACAGTTGTGCCTTCTATAGAACGTCAAAAAAACTTTCGACAGATTGAAACTATTCTACATGATGGAATTCAACAATCGATTCGTAGTATGTTACCTGTAAAGAATATTCTCCGTGAATATCTCGTAGACGATGGAACAGAGGAAGAGGAGGAAGACGATATGGAAAAGGAGGAAAAGGAGGAAAAAGCGGAAAAAGAGGAAAAAGCGGAAAAGGAGGAAAAAGCGGAAAAGGAGGAAAAGAAAGTTACGGAACCACCTGTTATTATTTCAGTTCCCAAAGAATCTAATACTTATACGACGGTATTTACAGGTCTCGATACGACAACTCCTACAAATATTTCTGATTCAAATATGTTTACGGCAGATGAAGAGGATATAAAGATTTTGGACGATTCTCCGGTGCCAATGGATGAGTTTGAAGATTTAGGTGAAAATCTTACTATGGATTTTGATGAAGTATTGTAAATGCGTGTATGGGAACGTTTTTTATTCCTAGTTAGCGGCCAGAATGTCACAAACCCCCTTAGTCACTGGAATGATTTTAGGAGGTGTTGTTATTTCAGCACTTGGCGCAGCCAGTACACATTTTATGGAAGAAAAAGTGCCGACAGTAAAGTCACTAAGTCGTGATTTCATTATAGGGGCTATAATGGTTACTATGATTATGCAGCTGCTTCCTGAATCATCTACAACCATTGTGGAGTTTATTATGGGACTCGTTCCTCTCACGTTATTTGCCCAAGGGGCAACAGCGACAGAAGCTATGAAAGAAGATATGGAAGTTAAGGTTGGTGTTCCTAACTTTTAGACGAATAACTGCCATTTCCGCACGTCTCCGACTTCTGACGGGTTTATTTGAAACTGGTCAAATGTTGGATGTGTAAATTGTTGTGAAGGTATTGCTACATGCACATAAGCAGCGATATGTTTATATAAATCAAAATCTGGGAATCGTTCGGATCCATCTGGATTCAATAACACATTTGCGCCAAAATCATCTATCATCCACGACCATAGACAATTACATAGAGGTGATACTGTCTCGTTCACTACGAATCCATCTTCTGAACTAAGAACATTACCTCCTTCTAGCTCGTCCGGCCTATTGGGATAAAGTGCTTCAAACAAACTTACAGCTAAGCGACATAGATCAAAGGACGGATTTGGTAAAACTTCTTCATCAGGGTTTTCATGGAGAGGATAAAATGAATATTGCCCATCTGCATCATTTCCTACACGAAAATCATCACTTATAAATTGCGCTTTATTAATGGTAAAAATGGCACGACCGAAATCAATAATACGAAATAGTTTTCCAAATGTGGGAACTTTGAATGTAGCCCCAGATTTTAATGTATAATATAAAAACTCTTCTTTCGTTGGAATCCAAACAATATTGTTTGTATGCAAATCATTATGCGTAAATCCAATAATTGTTTGTGCCACTGTAAGGGCAGCAACCACTTGAAATATCCACGCAGACCACCGAAGGTCCCATTCAGGTGTCCCATGTTTGGCACCGACTTCCTCTATATTATCAAGAAGTGAGTCCATTGTTCCACTGTTTTGCTCCACTGCAATTAACATAACAGGAAAGTTGTGTATTTCAGAATATATTTTACGTGTATCCTCGACACTGCTTGAACTATCTGTATCAGTTTCGGATCCTGCGAAACTAATCGATGTCATTTCATCTGAATGTAGAGATGCAGTATCCTCATTATTTATATCCATATCCGTCTCATATATTTCAATACCATTTGTATCTATATCGTCCGATTCAAGTTCCTCTACACTATTTGATTCATTCGAGCTAGAATCATCTGAATAGTCGGAATCATCCGAATCATTTGAATCAATTATAGATGGTTGCTGCAAATAAGTATTTAATATTTCTTCTGGAATGGGTTCGCTTGGATCATCAGGGTCTAGAACGCACAGTTTAAAAAACCCATTCGCCTGTCCCTCCCAAAACCATTTAGAGTTACGATAGTTACTGAAATCATCTGTAAGATTATATCTGTAGGTATCTGCGCGTGCGCAAAAAGCTCCATAAAACTCATTAAAATGAGGAGATACACCTTCATCTCGGAGACGACCAAGGGCATAGGACGCAACTGTCTCTACATATGCCTGATTCCATGAATCCTGTATTTTTTTGCATGCAGACCCCCATGTTTTGGCATGCCATGGTAGACCATTGTGGTTTGGAAGAGTATATCGCCCCTTCATCCAACGAATAGGGTCAAGGAGGTGTGTCACTTTCAAATATGCGTTATGCTCTTTTACATCATCAGTAGTATTGGATATATCATTTTTTACAAGCTTTAAAGAACAGGGGCCCGATGTTCCGGAAATATCAATACCCGTGATACGCCATTTAGAATCCATCCAGATGCCATCGGTTTGATGTTTATTCAGGCGGAATAACTTGGTGAGTGTTGGAAAGAATGTCTGTAACTGGCTAAACCCCCGGACTTCACACAATTCTTTTGCTAAGGGGGCTATCCGGAAACGTGGTGGTGGCAAACTCATTCCCCGGAGATTTGTGTCCATTCTTACCGGGTTCAAGAGCATTTAGATTGCGGTATGACGCACGTTTAAAAAAGTGGAACACTATACAGTTGTATATGTCCGCCGCTGTAAATGTATCATTGAAAAAGTTTGACATGCGCAAAATCCCACAAGATGCCGTGGTAATTTTTATCGGTCGTCGTCGTACCGGAAAATCGACTCTTGTGCGTGACCTCTTATTTCATCACCAGGAAATGCCTCTTGGAACAGTTATAAGTGGAACGGAAGAATCAAACTCCTTTTATGGAAAAATGATCCCACCCCTTTTTATTCATGGCGAGTATTCTGCATTAATCCTTGCGAACTTTGTAAAACGGCAAAAGATGATTATGGGACGTATTCAGCGAGAGCAACAAGGGGGGGGGAAATCTCGCCTAGACCCACGTTCTTTTATGATTCTCGATGACTGTATGTATGACGACAGCTGGACGCATGACAAGAACATTCGCTATCTTTTCATGAACGGTCGTTGGCTGAAGGTGTTTTTCATTATTACAATGCAATACCCATTGGGTATTCAGCCGGCTCTCCGGACTAACGTAGATTTTGTATTCATTTTGCGTGAACCATATGCAACCAATAGAAAGCGTATATTTGATAACTATGCATCTGCTTTTCCCAGTTTTGAGTTTTTCTGCCAAATCATGGACCAATGCACGCAAAACTATGAATGTCTTGTGGTAGATAATACAAGTCAGTCAGCAAAATTAGAGGACTGTATTTATTGGTATAAGGCGGATTTACATCCTGATTTTCGCATAGGGGCTGCCGAGTTTTGGCAACATTCTGCAAACTACTTTCGCGATAAACAGGAAGAAGAAGATAATGCCTTTGATCCTATGAATGCGCGTCGATTGAAGGGGCCACCTATAAATGTTCAGAAAAGG